TGTTGCTACTAAAAAAATGGGATTAAATACAACGCTATTCTCTGGCGGAATAAAGAAACTACTTCCTAACCTTCTAAACTTTGGCAAGGTAATTGCAAGATTCCTGGGACCAATAGGAATAGCAATAACAGTAATGGGGGCAACAGTATCTATTATTAAAATGGTTAATGCTGCTAGAGAACGTGAAAGAATGGCCATTGAAGGTCTTGGCGATGCTATGACTTTAACAACAGACAAGGTTAAAACTTTAGCAGAGTTGCTTGGTCAAACATCCACACCAAGAGCAGGATCTGGAGCAAGAGTCAGCGCTAATCAACTTGATGCTAAAGGACAGACGGCTGTAGATGAATTAAGAAGCAGCAAAGAATTTTTAGATAAATATAAAAAAGATATTATTGCTATTAGAGATGCAACAGTATCAGAAGCACAACTTGCCTTTAACTCTATTGGAATAGATTTGGCTGGACAAGGTTTTTCAAAAGATGCTATAAAGACTTATATTGATGCTTTGGGTGAAGAGGCTAATAAAACAGAGGTTTCGCTAAAGTTTAAACAAATTGATTTGTCAAAAGAAGAAGGCCAAGCCGCTGCTATTAAATTAGCAAAAGATGTAACAAAAGGGCTTGATAAAGCCTTTAAAGGTAAACTAATAACAATACCTTTAACAGAAAACCTATCTGCTGGTGCTACCGCTACAAGTAAAATAGAATTAAGTAAAGAACAACAAAAGCAATTAACTATTTCATCTGCAGCACTTGCCAATACACTTACTGGATTAACCTCAGCATTTGGAAATCAAACAATTAAGGCAGATGAATATAATACAAAGATGGCAGAGATTGCAGCAACTATTCCTCAAGGAACTGTAGGAATGCTATTGATGGATAAGATTTTATTAAATGTAAGTCCTAAGTTTGCTAAAGCAAGCCAAGGCATAAAAGATTATGATACTAAGATGTTATTGCTAAGAGCATCATTGGTGAATGCTTCTGTTGCTGAAACAATTTTTCAAGATTTAATGTCAAAGAGTCCAGCAAAAGTTGCTGCTGCAAAAGCCCAGTTAGAAAAATATAGACTTGCTACAGATGCTTTAGCAAAAAATATTGTTATCCCAGATCCATTTAAAGAAGTAGATACAGGGCCAAAAGAAAAAAGTCCTTTCCAACTTGCAATAGATCAACTAAAGCAGCAAAAGAAAGAAATGTTAAATACTGTAAAGGCTTATAGTAATCTAAGAAGTGCTGGAGTTGCCGCTGGCAAGGCATTTGATGTAGCAAAAGATCCAGTATTGGCAGCAGCAGTTGCAACTACTAAGGTTGGAACTGATAAGTGGAAGCAGTTAATTAAGTTAATTAAAGAGACTGATGCAGCATTGCTCAAGAGCAAACTTACTGAGTTACGGGCAGACAGAGATTACACTAAACAGTTTACGGCTATAGTTCCAGTATTAAAAGAATTAGGATTAAATGCAAGCGAGATTGAGAATATTTTTGCAGATCCTTCTTTTGCACAACAATTTATTAAAAATGTAAAAAATGGAAAGATAGAAGTAAAAGACCTTAAAGATATTATTACAGTTACAATGCAGGATAGAACTGCTAAACTTAATTTTGAAACATCTCTTAAATCAGAAGATGAACTTTTTGACGAAGCCATGAATAAAGCCAATGAAATGTTTGATAAAGTTCAGGCTGGAATAGAGGCTCAATATAGAGGACAAATTAAATCAGGTGAAGTTGCTGTAGAAAAAGCACAACAAGCGGTTGAAGGTATTCAAAAAGAAATTGATGATATTCAAACA